CCATAGCCTTAGGCGCCAGCTGGACCGTGACCAATGGGGCCGGTGAATACGTCGTGCGGATCGCCAAGAACGACGGCACCGACTACATTCTTGGCAGTTCAGACACCAAGACAGGTCTGGCCACCGTGCCGGTCAAGGGCACCGCCGACGCCATCAGTGACCTGCCGACCACCGCTGAGCATGGGTTCATCGTGAAGATCGTTGGCGCTGCGGCCACAGGAGCTGACGATTACTACGTGAAGTTTGTGGCCAATGCAGGCTCCGGTTTTGGCCTTGGCATTTGGCAAGAGGCCGTGGGCCCTGGCATCCCGTACCTGTTTGACGCGGCAACCATGCCGCACGTGCTGATCCGCAACAACGACGGCACCTTCACGTTCCAGAAGTTCACGTGGTCTGGCCGGGTGGCAGGCGACAACATCACTGCAAAGGAGCCCAGCTTCATTGGCTCCAAAATCCAGAACGTCAACCTGTTCCGCAACAGGCTGGTGTTCTTGGCCGACGAGAACGTCATCACCTCTGCCGCTGATGCCTACGACAGGTTCTGGCCGGAATCCGTACAGACCGTCGTTGACTCAGATCCCATCGACCTGAGTGCTGGCAGTCGCAAGATCAATTTCTTGATGTCGAGCTTGGCCTTTGCCGATGTGCTGCTGGTGTTCAGCCGCAGCGGCCAGTTCCGATTGAGCGGTGGCAATGCAGTTGCCGCAGCGCTGACACCCAAGACAGCAACCATCACCCAGGTCACAGCGTTTGAGATGGGCGACGTCGTGGACCCCGTGATCGTGGGCCGCACCATGTACTTCGCTGTGCCCAAGGGTGAGTACAACGGGCTCCGGGAGTTTTTCCTGCCCGATGCGTCAGGCCCGGTACCCACGTCGGAGGAGGTGACGTCGTCGGTGCCACGGTTTCTGCCAGCCAACCTTTGCAACTTGGTGGCGACAGCATCAGAGGAGGCGGTCTATGCCGTGTCCAAGGACCAGCCCGGGCGGATCTACACTTACAAGTTCCTGTTCCAGGGGGACAACAAGCTGCAAAGCGCCTGGGGTTACTGGGAGGCGGGGTCCGCCAAGTCGATCATCGGCATCGACATCGTGGACACCGACCTGTACCTGGTCGTCGAATACCCGGATGGCGTTTACCTGGAGCGCGTCCGCACCACGGCCGAGGCCACCGACACCGGGTCCTCGGTTGAGTTATTGGTGGACCGCAAGGTCAGCGAGACCAGTTGCGTCACGACGATCCTGCCTGGCTCCGGCATCGAGCGACAGTCCGTCATCAAGTTGCCGTACATCCCGGCCCCATCCAGCACCATGGTCGTGGTTGGCCGGGAGGCGGCTGACAACAACCTGGCCCACGGCCACATTGTTTTTCCGACAGCTGTGGAGGGCGACGAGCTGACGGTCAGGGGCGACCTGACGAACTCCAAGTTTTATGTGGGTGAGCTCTACGACATGCTGTACGAGTTCAGCACCCAGTACCTGAAGGAACAGCCCCCCGGTGGTGGCATGGCCGTGATTGCAGGGCCCAAGCTTCAGCTTCGCACCTGGACCATGCTGTTCGACAGGACGTCGTCGTTCAGCGTCAAGGTCACCCCTCGTGGCCGGGACACCATGACGTACCCGTACACCGGGTTCGAGGTTGGGGACCAGGAGGTGGCCCTGGGCGAGCTGTCTCTCCGCAACTCCAAGTTCCGGGTGCCGGTGATGGCCCAGAACATCGAGGCCAAGATCGAAGTGGTGAGTTCCGGCCCCCTGCCCTGCCGCCTCCAGTCCGCAGAATGGGAAGGTTGGTACCACACCCGAGCTGCACGACTGTGACGTCCGCTTACACCCGGCCCACCAGGGTCGCCGACATTCCGTATGTGGCGGAGTTTATGCGGGAGGAGGACGTCGCAGAGGTACGTGCGTTCTCAGGTCACACGCCCCAGGAATCCCTGCTTCATAGCTTCTTCCAAGGTGATCCCTGCATGACCATGATCGGCAGGGACGGCAGGCCCATGGGCATGTGGGGCGTCGTTCCGCAACGATCCGACGTCGGTGCCATCTGGATGTTGTGCACTGACGACCTGGTCCGGGATCGCCTTAATTCCATGCGGTTCCTGCGGGAAGCCAGGACCCACCTGGATCGGATCCAGCGTCGCTACAAGGTCCTTTTCAATTTCGCAGATGCCCGTAACCTGGTACATATCAAATGGTTGCGGTGGATGGGGTTCACCTTCATTGCGTCGCATCCCAATTTCGGAACAGAGGGTCGGCTGTTCTACGAGTTCGCGAGGATCTGAACCATGTGTCCAATGGCTCCGGCAATGGCATTTGCGATTGCCTCTGGCGTCCTGACAGCTGGCCTTGGCATCGGTCAAGCGGTGACTGGTGCTCAAGCGGCCCAGCAACAGGCAAGCTTTGCCAACGCCCAGGCTCAGCAAGGCTTTGCGTTCCAGCAGATGCAAGCCAGCTCTGCTCGGAACTTCGAGCAGATGAAGGCCAACCAGCAGGAAGAGATGATGCGGATGAATCGGTTGATGGCGGACAACGCTTACGCCAACGACATTGCAGCCTTTAACACCAGGCAAATACAAGAGACTGCAGCTGCCAGCCAGGAGCAGCAGAAAGGCGCCATTGCTGGGGTTAAGGCCCGGGGCGAGGTGATTGCGTCTGGTCGCCTGGGCAACTCGGTCGATAATCTGGTGGCTGACTTCCGACGACAGCAGGCCCAGTACGACTTTGCAACCAGCCAGAACCTGGCGTTTACTGGCACCCAGATCCAGCTACAGAAACAAGGGGCCGCGGCCGAACGTGGGTCCAGGATTGCCAGCCAACAGGCTTACATCAAGCAACCGGTGCTGGATCCCCTGGAGCCCATTTACCAGGCCAAGCCGAGCATGACGCCGTTCATCTTGCAGGGGGCTGGGGCCGTGTTGTCTGGCGTCAACACAGGGTTCAGCAATTACAAGAACAGTCCAAACTCCTGGAAGCCAAAGTCGGCAGGTGGAACCTGGACCCCACCTGCGCCCAAGAAAAAGGAATAACCCATGGCACGCCTCTCTACCGGTCAGACCTACGGCGAAGCAAGCCGGGCCACAGCGGCTCAACTGCTGGGTGGCATCCCCGTGGATGCGTCTATGGGCGCCTTGGCCCAGGGCTCCATCAATGCCCCGTCGTTGCAGCCAAAGGCTGCACCAGTCGAGACATTTCAACGGGTGGGCGCACCGACGCTTGGCGGGGCCCCTCAGTTCTTTGCGCCACCCAAGCTGCCGGACCCTGGCCAAGACCTGGCGAACTTGGCCCGAAGCTTGGGTGGGTTCAGCTCCACGCTCCAGAGCTTCGGCGAAACGTTTCTTGCGAACAAGCAAGAGCAAGAAAAGAAGAAGGAAGCATCATCGGCCGCCTTCGTTGGACAGACAGCCAAGTACGGCCCTGCCCGGGGCATGGCTGACCTTGCCGCCAACCTTGAAAAAGCTGCGACCCTTGGCGACGCACAGGCGGCCAAGCACCTGCAGTACGTCAAGGAGCAGATGAACTCCTCGTACGGCCGCTATTTCCTCGAGCGGTCCATCGAGCAGAACGCGATCTCGAGTGCAGCGCTGTCGCTCCCGGATCAGATCGCGGCTACCGCCACCATCCAGGTTGACGGCAAAGAGGTCGATTTCAAATCCTTGCCGACGACAGACCCCAGGTACCTGGCTCACCGGGACAAGCTGCTGTTTGGTGGCGTGCAGATGACGACGCAGGGCTACGCCAAGAACCAGCAGCTGATTTTGCAGGCCACGTTGCAGGCCGACGAGGTCCATCGCAAGGCTTACAACACGGAGCAGGACGGCAAGAAACTTACCCAGTTCACAGTCAACAGGTACGCCACTGCTGACAATCTGAGGCAGGGGCTGAGGAAGGGAGGGGACGCAGGGCCCATTGCGTTCAAAACCAGTCAAGAGATCACCAAGCAGCTCGAGCAACTCAAGTTGCTTGGTCTTTCACCAGAAGTATTAAAGAAAGAAACCAATGAATATCTGGAAAAGTTTGGCATGAATTTTGTTACCTCATTAAAAAGAAACAATCAACTGATTGACAACATTGACGAAGTTCTTGGCACTGTCTTTAGAACCGTATTTACTGGCCCGATAGAGGAGCGCATGAGCAAGGAAGGCAAACCAAACAGGAATCTATTGCTTTACAACGCGCTTGGTGGCGAGTCGTATCTGGACCAGCTGCTTGCAAAGACAAGGGCTGCCCAGCTTCAGAGCTACAGCCAGCAGGGCCAGGTGGCTTCGATGCAGGCGCAAGAGGACTACAACACCCGCCGGATGCAGGCCGAGAAAGACGGCACGTTCAAGGATCCCGCAAGAACCACAGCATTTATTGAGCGGGAACGCCTGGCCGCTCAAGCCATTCCTGGCTACCAGGACAGGACCGCGTTGCTTGGCGTCATTGACGCAGAAGAAAAGAACCTTACGGAGGCCGTGATCAAGCCACGTCAGGAGGAGACAGCGGCCAAAATTGCCAGCCTGATGGTTGGCACCGAAAAGGACGAGGCCGCCCGCAACCGCCTGTCGGCCGATCTCGACGTCAAGCTCCGGCGCAAGGAGATTTCCGTCGCCGACTACGAGAAGTACAAGCTGGCCATCGCAGCCCAAAGCAATAAGGACGTACGGAGCTACGACAAGGACATCAAGGACCGCATGGACAGGGCTCTCAAGGATTGGGACCAAAAGAGCAAGAGCTCCAACTCGTACAACGGCACAAGCACCGTCGGGTACGAAGACAACGCCAGGTGGAAGGCGTCTTCTCTGATGCTCACAAAGTCCCGGGAGGTTGTGACGCAAGCTCTGAAGGAAGGCAGGGACCCGATCGAAGCCTTGAACAAGACGTGGGCCAACAACAACTGGGGCCTGCGCGATTACAAGGACGTCGTTGGGTCTCAACCAGAGATGTACAAGTCCAGCGCTGAGCTGATCAACAGCAACACCGGTTGGTTCAGCCGCAACGCCATCGGACCCCAAGCGGCCCGCAACCTGGCGGGTCAGGCCAACAAAAGGCGGTTGTACAAAGAGGCCCCGTTTGTTGCCGACGTCGACCTGTACCTGGAGGGCCGGCCAACGGAAAACTTCAAAACCTTGCTGAAGACAACCAGCAAGCCGTCCGTGCTGATCTTGAGGCAACTGCAGCTGCATGGCATCGACGCTGACCCGGCGATGGTGGATCGGCTCAAGGCCCTGGACGATCAAAAGATTTCAACAGCACCCGCACCCCGTCGTCGGACGACGCCCCAGCAGAACAACGCCCTGAACGGCATTCAGATTGCAACAGGTGCCGTGAGCAGGGTCCTTAACCCAGTGCAGGCGCTAGGCAGCACCCTGGTCCCTGCAGCGCAGGCTCAGACGGCACCGCCGCCGCCACAGGCCCGGGACATGTCGATGTTCTACGCCGATCCCGGGCCGAAGCCTAAGGCGACACAGGTGGCAATGGCGCCACCACCACCCAGGGCCAAGCCCAAGCCAGCAACCAGCCAAAGCGGAAGCATGACGGGCCTCGCCACCTACTACACAGGCAGCGGTGGCAGCGATGGCGTCGTTGGCGCTATGACAGCCAACAACAGGGACCGCTTCAATCCCAACGCCATGACAGTTGCGGTGCAGAAGTCTTTGCGTGGCAAATACTTAAACAAGTGGCTTGTCGTAGAAGACGTGGGCACAGGTAAATCCGTTCGCGTGTTTGCTAACGACGTCGGATCCATGGGCGGCACCGATAAATCCATCAATCGCCAAGACCCACGCATTGTCGACCTGTCGCCAGCAGCGTTTAAGCAGTTGTACGGGAGCCTGAGCCGGGGCGTTGGCCGCATCCGTGTTCGCATTGACTCCAACCAGCAAGGCCAGTCGCCATCCCGCGTCCGCTAATGGCAGGGTGCAAGTGCATCCCTGATAATTACTCACAAGAGCCAGGCCTAAACCATGCCCATCCAAACCATCCGTGACCCCAAGACCGGGGAGGAGCGTCGGGTATTTGTGTCGCCGAGTGGCATGGGAGACGGGGCTGCGCCTAAGCCCAAGCCACAGCCGCAACCGGCGGGTGGTGGGTTTATGGGAACGCTGAATGATTTCAACCCCGCGAAACAGTTGACGGCCCTGGGCACCGGCGTGTCCACGTTCATGCAGACCGGGGACCTGAACAAAAGCATTGCCGCTGCGTCGAAAGAAGCTGCGCCGACGACCGAGGTCGGCAAGGCAGTTCAGCTGCCTGAGCAGGTGCGGAGACCGGTGGTGGCTGGACTGCAACGTTTCGGCGACGACGTCAGGTACGAAATGGACCGGCAAGAAAAAGCCCGGGCTAAGTACGCGCAACGGTCGACGGCCAGTCAGTTGCTGGGCGATCCATCTGGCAAGGGCTTTGGGTTAGCTGCTGACCTGCCATCCACCGGACCTGGCGCCCCCAACGCCCAGAACGTCAAGCTGCCCGGGTGGGCCAATTACGACGACCTGCGCGTCGAGCCCCAGGGCTTGGTTGAGCAAGGCCTGGCAGGGATTGTTGAGTTCTTGCCGTACTTTGTGACGGGCAACCTCTTCACCGCGCCGGCCATGGGCTTGGCCAAGGGGACCCCTGTCCTTGGCAGGGCCTTGACTGGCTTTGAAAGAGTCGCCGGCAATCTGAAGGCAACGCAGTTCGGGCCACGCCAGGCCGGGCTAGCTGGTGCCGGCGAAAAGCTCGCTGGCGCTGGCAGGAAGCTGGCTGGTGTGGCGCTTGAGGAAGCTGTCTCCGGCGCGCCGGCATCTGCCTTTGCCACGGGTTACACCACGCAGCCAGGTGAAGGGACCACCAGTGACGCCTTGATGGAGAAGGTCAAGGGCACCCCATGGGAACCCATTGTTGCCAAGGGCCTGCTGACCAACCGCAACGACACGGTTGAGCAAGCCCGACTGAAGGCTCAAATCGACGACCTGGTCTGGTCCATTCCATTGGGCGCCACCGTCGGCACTGGCTTCCGTGGCGTTGGCGCCATGAAAGAGGCAACCAAGCGGCGCCTGTCCAACTTGGTGCACAAGTCCATTCAGTTTGCCCAGGCCAAGACAGCCGCCAAGAACGCAGCTGAGAACCCACCTGCCGCTGCCGCTGCAGAGCCAGGTGTCCCAAGTGCGGGAACTTCAGCAGCAGCTGCACCAGCGCCAAAGGTGGTGTCCGGCAAGCAAGGGTTCTCGTCTGAGACGTACCAAACCATGCGTCGGACTCCCATGTGGGAGAAAACAGGCGTCGAGATCCAAGGACGGCTGGAGCCCCAGGTTGGCCAACCGGTGCCCGCTGACATGCGGATGCCGGCTGACTCGTACTACAGCCGCCTCAACTACAGCGACGTCAGGCCCGATGCTGGTCCACTGAATGCCAGCGGCAAGCGGTACGCCGAGGCCCTGTCGACCCAGGACGCAGATGTCATTTATCGGACGCAACAAAAGCTCCGGGCGTCGTTTAAGGACACAGCTGAAAGGCTTGGTATCGAGCTTGGCCCCAATGCCGGCAGTCAGTCGTGGTCCATGTGGGACATCGGCAAGCAGCTCTACATGGATGCCAATCCAACCAAGAGCAACAAGCCGTACGTGCTTGGCAACCCGCTGACCAACATCCAGGTTCAGGCCGACATCGTCGATCGGGCCCTTGGGTACGAGATGACCAAGGGGGTCGACGTCGAAGGCAAGCGTTGGAAATCTTGGCAGCTGACAGCAATCGGTCGCAAGGCCCGGGAAGACGCCGGCATCGAGCTGAACCTGGCACCGGACCCTGAGGCCCAGCGCACTGTCCCAGCACCTGCTGCACCAGCCACGCCTTTGGACGCAGCAGCGCAACTGCAGCAAGCCGAGGCCGAGTTCATTACCGCAAACCAGCGTTTGCAATCAGAGGCCGCCAAGGAGCAGGTAACTGCAGCTGAGGCTGCTGCTGTGCCCCAGGGCCAGTTGCCTGGCATGAACCCGCCGGCTTACGAGCAGGTCGCAACCATCGAGACCAGCTTGGTGGCGACGGCCCCCAAGACATTCCAATACAAGGCAGAGGGCCAGACGGCCACCGGTCGCAGTGGATCCCTCGCTGAAGAGAACGTCTACGACCCCCGGTACGGCGGTGTCATCAGCGTCTGGCGTGACACCGAAGGCGAGCTTGGAGCCCCTGGCCAGATCTATGTGGTCAACGGCCACAACCGCTTGGAGCTGGCCAACCGCTCCGGGTTCCCAGTCATCAACGTCCAGTACATCGACGCACCGACAGCAGC